TTTCATATCGTGAAGTTAAGACTGCTTATTGAAATAGCGGGTGGTCCATGGTCAGGCGGTCGGGGCGGTAAATTAGCGATGAAGGCTTGGAGCTTTGATCGGTACGATGTTGCTGAGGAAATGGGTTACACGTTTGTACGTCTTGAACCTCATCAAATTGAGTCAGGTTATGCAATTAATTGGATTCAAGGGCAGTTAGAGAGATTAGACAATGGAACAGATCAGACCATTCCCACCGACAGACCTAATTGACCGAGCAGAAGAGCAAGAAGCTATTCTGCTTGCGCCCGCCGTGGAATTAAAAGAATGGGTTATTAAAAATTGGCTAACGATTGGTGGTGAACTTCATAACCCTGACCATGACCATATTGCAGAGCTGCTGCATGATGATGAAACCTTTTTAGCATTTGCTTGGGCATCATCTGCATGCATGGCCAAAAAGAGAATGGTACTTGGCCAATGTGAAAAGGTGATGTTTAACCAGGGCGGATGGAAGAAGGCGCGACAAGAACAACAGATGCGAGATTGGTTTGGCTGTGTGCCTGTTTATCTCATTACGATTGATGCCAGTTATTGTGAAAACACAACTGATCGTGAATTCTGCCGACTCATCGAACATGAACTGTATCACATCGGTGTTGAGCGTGATGCAGATGGTGAAATCATTTATAGCGATAACACTGGCTTGCCTAAGCATTACTTGGCTGGTCACGATGTGGAAGTGTTCTTCGGTGAGACAAAACGATGGGGTGCCGACGAGTCAGTAAAACGACTTTTAGAAATCGCGAAGAATGCGCCGTTTGTTTCAGAAACTAATATTGCTGCGTGTTGTGGGAACTGTGTCATCGGTTAAATTTTTTGCCCGTCTTCTTAGACGTACTTAGACGGATTGGAATTTATGGCCAGACTAAAAAAAGAGGTGCAAACCTATATAGTGCGGTCACTTGCACAATTCAATACACCACAAGAAACGGTAGTGCTCGTCAAAGAAGAATTTAACATTGATGTGAGTCGTCAGCAGTGTGAGGCATATGATCCAACTAAACGTATCGGTAAAGATTTAAGCCAGAGTTTAAAAAAAGAATTTGAAGATACTCGCAAAAGTTATCTTGAGGCACCGCAGAATATCCCTATTGCAAACCAAGCCGTTCGCTTAGAGGTGTACCAGAGACTAATTAATAAAGCTAAAAGTCCTGCGATGGCTTTAAAAATCCTCAAGCAAGCTGCCGAGGAAATGGGTGGTAAGTACACTAATCGTCAAGAAATTACCGGTAAGGATGGGCAACCTATTAAAACCGAAAATACAAACAATAACCCGCCCCAATACACACCCGAGCAACTTGCAGGCATGACCGCGCAAGAGCTTTCACGTTTAGCAATTAATGGCAAGTTATGACTTATGCACTTGAAGAAATAGCGCCACTAATTAAAGAGTGGACGATAAACATACGTCTACCTGAAGTCATCGCGGAGATGACTAGGCGTTACTACTACAAGGCTGTGACAGAGCAAAACGAATTAAGTAAGCAAGCTGAAATCTACAAGTGCAGTAAAGACCCAGTGCATTGGTTTAATCACTGGATCTGGACATATGATCCGCGTGGTATGGCATTTGGATTGCCTGCGAACATTCCTTTTGTGCTGCGTCCTAAACAGGTTGAATTGGTTGATTGGCTTTTAGAGCGTGAAAGCACTCAGACACACGGCTTAATTGAAAAGTCTCGTGATGAGGGTATGAGTTACGTTGTATTGGGTTTTTACTTACATCGTTGGTTATACGTTGAAGGCTTTGCGGGTGGTGTGGGGAGTCGTAAGGAGGAACTTGTAGATAAGCGTGGAGATCCAAAAACGCTATTACATAAGTTCCGAGACATGTTCAGTAAGATGCCTGATTGGATGAAGCCTAAAAACTTCAATCAGCGGGATCATGATAACTACATGCGTATCGTGAACCCAGACAACGGTGCAACCATTACAGGTGAAGCTGGTGACAACATTGGCCGTGGTGGTCGTACATCAATGTATTTTCTTGATGAATGGGCATTCGTTGAACGTCAGGAAGCTGTAGATGCTGCAATCTCTCAAAATACCAACGTACACATCAAGGGATCTACCCCAAATGGTATTGGGGATAGATTTCATCGTGATCGTTTTAGCGGTCGCTATTCAGTATTTACCATGCCGTGGCGTGACAACCCAGATAAGAATTGGCAGGTCGATTTACGCGGAAAACTGATTTATCCCTGGTATGAAAAACAGTTGGCCACACTTGATGAGGTGGTATTAGCCCAAGAGGTTGATATTAACTATGCCGCATCGGTTGAAGGTGTCTTGATTCCTTCAGTATGGGTTCAGGCTGCGATTGATGCTCATAAGAAACTCAACATTGACCCTACTGGTGATCGTATTGGGGCGTTAGATGTTGCCGATGAAGGTAAGGATAAAAATTCATTTGCAGGTCGTCATGGCATTGTTTTGCAGTATCTGGAGTCATGGTCTGGTAAAGGTGATGACATCTTTGGCACAACGCAAAAGACTATGGATATCTGCATAGAAAAAGATTACGGTCTGCTTTATTACGATGCTGATGGACTAGGTGCTGGCGTACGTGGTGATGCTCGTGTGATTAATGAGCAGCAGCGTGAAATTGGCGGTGTGGAGATTAATGTTGAATCTTTCCGAGGTTCAGCCGCCGTGTATGATCCTGATGGTGAGATGGTCGAGAATCGTAAGAATAAAGACTACTTTGCCAATTTAAAGGCCCAATCATGGTGGGCTTTACGCATGAGATTTCAGAATACTTATCGCGCTTTAAAAGGCATGGAGTACGACCCAGACAACCTAATATCACTCTCTAAAGACGATATTGATGAGAATGAATTAACTCAATTAACTATGGAATTATCACAACCCACATACATGAAAAATGGTGTAGGCAAACTTTTAGTCAATAAGCAACCTGATGGCGCCGTATCACCTAACCGCGCTGATAGTGTGATGATCTGCTTTAACCCTGCAATTTCTAGCATGTTGATCTGGGATAAGCTCTAACCGAGACATAAAATGAAATTTTCAAATATTTTTACCGCAGATGGTTTTCAAAACTTTGCTGCGCGACTCGGCTTGGGCGCGGGAAGCCAAAATGACCAATCAACTTATGGCTTTGACTTCCTTAGTCGTGACCGCGTAAAGCTTGAAGCAATGTATCGCTCCTCGTGGGTGGTTGGTCAGGTTGTTGATGTGGTCGCAGAAGATATGACGCGTGAGGGTGTAAACCTGCGTGGCTTGGATGATCCTAGTGATGCTGAAGAGATTCAGCGGGCTATGGATGATTTAGAAATCTGGAATGAGATAACCAATGTCATTAAGTGGGGGCGTTTATATGGTGGTGCTATCGCTGTAATGCTTATCGATGGACAGAATGTAAGTACACCATTAAATATTGATACCGTGGGCAAGGATTCATTCAAAGGCTTAATGGTCTTAGATCGATGGTTGGTTCAACCCACATTGCAGGATCTGGTTAGTGAATATGGTCCCGACTTTGGCATGCCAAAATATTACGACGTGATTGCAGACTCATTAGGGTTATCCAATCAGCGTATTCATCATTCTCGTGTCATCCGATTTGATGGTGTGGATCTACCGTATTGGCAGCGGGTAGCTGAAAACCTTTGGGGGCAATCAGTCATTGAGCGTCTTTTAGATCGCTTGATTGCATTTGATAGTACGACGACTGGTATCGCTCAACTGGTCTATAAGGCGCATTTACGCACGTACAAAGTAAAGGATCTTCGTAAAAATATAGGCATGGGTGGTTCCGCATTAAACGCTTTAATCAAGCAGATCGAACACATGCGTTTATGGCAATCCAATGAGGGGATAACCCTCATGGATTTAGAGGATACTTTTGAAACTCATTCATACAGTTTTGCTGGTCTTGATGCTGTCATGTTGCAGTTTGGACAGCAATTGTCTGGGGCTTCGCAAATCCCTTTAGTCCGCTTATTCGGTCAATCTCCATCTGGTATGAATGCCACTGGTGAATCAGACCTAAGCAACTATTACGACAATATCAATCAGCAACAAGAGCGCCGTATGCGTACAGGGCTTGGGAAGCTTTTGAAAATTGTTTCATTGTCCACGCTTGGTAAGGCATTACCCGATTCATTTACTTTTGATTTTGCATCACTGTGGCAGATTGATGATGTGCAAAAAGCAGATATTGCCACCAAGGTTACTGATGCAGTTTGTAAGGCCGAGGAGCAAGGATTGATTAGCACTCAAGCAGCTATGAAAGAACTTCGCCAATCAAGTGAAATCACAGGTATCTATTCAAATATCACAGATGCAGATATTGAAGCAGCTGACGATGAGGTGCCTAAACCTCAAGAGAACTACGATCATGGAGAGAATCCGCCACACACCGAACCGAGCTAGGAAGGTGGAAAAGAAGTACGGACAGCAGCTGCGTAAAATATCTGGTTATATCGATTCAATTATTAAGGGTTTTGATGTAACGGATGAAACGGTTTACCCATCCATTGTGACTGCTTTACGCAAGTACGCTGAATCACTGGATACATGGGCTGTGAATGCATCCTCTCGTATTTTGATGGATGTAGCTTTACGTGATGAAAAGACATGGCTAATTCATGCAAAGGATATGTCTATTGGTGTGAAGCATCAAATCAGAAACACTGATGTTGGTGCTGTTATGCAAAAACTTCTTGCCGATCAGGTGGGCTTGATTAAGTCGCTTCCTCTTAATGCTGCACAACGAGTTCATGATTTGGCTACACGTGCTGTCATTGAGGGTGGTCGAGCTGATGAGATATCAGGTTTGATCATGGCTATTGGTGGTGTTACTAAATCACGAGCGAATACCATTGCACGTACAGAGATATCCAGAGCGACAACAGTATTCACAGAGGCACGTGCCAAGGACTTGGGTAGTGATGGTTATATCTGGCGAACTTCTGAAGATAGTGATGTACGGCATGATCATCAAGAGCTGAACGGGCAGTTCATACCATGGGATAAGCCACCGATTGCGGACAAGCGAACAGGTGCAAGAGCTCATGCTGGTTGTATCTACAATTGCCGTTGTTACCCAGAACCTGTAATACCTGAAGATTGACCACCCTAGCGGTGGTTTTTTAATGCCTACTCAAAGGTGAATCATGTTTAAAAAGAAACCCAAACAGGGTCGAACCAAAATGGCTGACAAGGCTAACGAGTTTTATACAGTCTCTAAAATTGGTAAGACTCGGGAAATGACACCAGAGGGTTATTTACTCTGTCGTGATGTGGCTTTAGCACGTACTGGAACATTGCTTTATGGCGATGGAGAAATTCCAGTAGAGCCTGATAATACTGGGCTTATTGTGGTTACTCGTGGTGATGATGATCTATTCCGACCTGAAACTATGGCGAGTGCAGAAGGTAAGCCTGTCACCAATGATCATCCTGATGATTGGGTAAAGCCTGAAAACTGGAAGCAACTATCTTGTGGTATCGGTCAGAATATTCGCCGTGGGGAAGGGCTTGAAGACAATCTCTTGATTGGTGATTTATTAATTACAGATAAGCAAGCCATTGAGGATGTTAATAACGGAAAGGTTGAAATATCTCTAGGTTATGACACTGATTACCTACAACTTGAAAAAGGTAAAGCAACGCAGAGCAATATTGTTATTAATCATATTGCATTGGTAGAAAAAGGGCGCAACGGTAATCGCTGTGCAATTAAGGATAGTAAGACTATGGCTAAAAAGACAAAAACACCTTGGTATCAGGCATTGCTTAAAACCAAACGTACAATTGATGAGGCTTTGGAAAAGGCTAAAGAAACTGAGGATGGTGATCCAGATGATGATCCAACCGAAGATGATGACGATCCTGAGGGTGAGGGCAAAGGCAAAACCTCAGATGCCGCTGTAAATCGTCAAATTCTCAAAATGCTTAAAACTATGGATTCTCGACTAGGTGCTTTGGAAAAGAAAAAAACCAAAGATTCAGATGACCCTGAAAAGAAAACCGAAGATGGTGAAGATGATCCGGACGATGAACCAACCAAAGACGACATCTTGAAAGCGGAACCAGCAGGTAAAGCCGATGTAGGTACAACCTACACAGGTGATTCACTTCAAGACATTCGTGCGCGTGCCGAGATTCTCGCACCCGGCTTAAAAATCCCGACACTGGATTCATCTGCTAAAGACGTTGGCAAAGTTGCCGATACAGCGAAACGCAATGCTTTGAAATTAGCTTATGCCACCGCTGATGGGATTAAAACGATTGGGCCATTTGTGGGTGGTGCCAATGCCAATATTGATGCCTTGCCAGCCCATACGGTTGATGCTGCTTTTATTGGGGCATCAGAATTGATCAAACAGCAAAATAATGCGAAGGGTGTACGTACGGGTATCACAACTCGGGACTTTGGTCGATCAGCTCCAACACCTGCTGACATCAACGCTAAAAACCGCGCTTTCTGGAATAAAGGACAATAATCATGAGTAATGCTTTTTTATATCGCATGCCTTCAGGTATTGCGGGTGATGTATCACGAAAATCACATTCAACCATTGAAGCCCATAATACTGTGACAGGTTTTGCCGGCTTTGGTTTGTTCGGTAAATTAAATGCCGATGGTAAATTTGCACCGCTAACCTCCGCTGATACTGCCGCAAATATTTACGGTCTTATCGTTCGCTCATACCCAACTCAGTCAGCAAGCAATGGCTTGGGTGCAGCTATTCCAGTTGCTGGTTTTAATGATGTATTGCGCCGTGGCTATATGACTGTGAAATGTAATGCGGGCACTTCCAAAACTGGTGGCAAAGTCTTTGTTCGTGTAAATGCTGGCACAGAAGCAAAACCAATCGGTGGTATTGAAGCAGTTGCAGATGGGGCCAATACGATTGAAGTGAATGCGATCTTTATGCATGCAGCGGATGCCAGTGGTAACGTGGAAATCTCTTACAACATCTAATTTTAAATGACGTAAATCAGGGGGCGCTTAAAGCGTCTTTTTTTACGTCTAGGGAAAATAAAATATGAGTAAATTACTCTTGGCCACAACCATGGCGCAAGCTGTAGCAATGGGTAATCCTATTCGTGCGCGCACACGTGACCAAATGATGACATTTGATCAGCACACTGTGGATAGCTCGGGTGCCTTCTTGGTTGGTGAGCTTGAACGCTTAGATCAAACTATGCATGAGCCATTAGCTTCAGTTACATGGACACGTGACATTGATTTGCGTTCGGATGTATCGATTGCAGATGAGACATCATCTTTTACGAACAGTACCTTTGCAGCAGCTGGTGGACAGTCGGGTAGTGGTAAAGCTTGGGTTGGTAAAAATACAGATGCCATCCAAGGCATTGCACTTGATATTGGTAAAACTGCCGCGCCATTAACTTTATGGGCTATGCAGATCGGCTATACATTGCCTGAGCTTGAGTCAGCCTTAAAAGTTGGTCGTCCAGTTGATGCACAAAAACACGCTGGTTTAACGCTTAAATACAACATGGATGTAGATGAGCAAGTTTATATCGGTGATGAGCAGCTTGGCTTAGAAGGTTTATTTAACTCAAGCAAAGTTGGTGCAACAAACGTCAATACCTCTTGGGAAACAGCTACACCGCAGCAGATCGTAGATGACGTAAACCTGATTTTAAATAATGCATGGGTCGCATCTGCTTTTGCTGTGTGTCCAGATAAGTTACTTATTCCGCCTGTGCAGTTCGGTTGGCTGACAACTCGTGTAGTGAGCGACGCGGGCAATATCTCAATCTTGGAATATTTGAAGATCAATAACCTTTGTATGTCAGTCAATGGTAAGCCTTTAGATATTCAGCCATCAAAATGGGCTGTTAAACGTGGTGTCGGTAATACCGATCGTATGATGTGTTACACGCAGTCGGAAAATCGCGTGCGCTTCCCATTAGTGCCATTACAACGCACACCACTTGAATATCGTGATCTACGCCAGTTGACCACCTATTTTGGTCGTTTGGGTGCGGTTGAATGGGTTTATCCAGAAACAGCTTTCTATGCCGATGGCCTATAAGGAACAATGACCATGCCTCAAATTTTATTAACTAAGCAGCTTGTAGTGAATCTTGGTAAAGATGAGCATGGTCAGCAAAAAACAGTAACCCTTCCTGCCGGTGTGCAGGAGGTGGATGCTGAAATTGCTGATCATTGGTTTGTTAAAGCTCATTCGCAGGAAATCACTCCATCGATCGCAGTCAATCAAGAGCTTCAAGATAATTTTGATCAATTGAAAGCTGATCATGAAGCACTGCAAACCCAGTCCAATGATGCAACTAAAAAGATCAATGAGTTGGAAGCACAAGCCAAAGCTGATGCCAAAACAATTGCTGATCTTCAAAAGCAAATTGCTGATAGTGCTAAAGCGGAAGCACAAGCCAAAGCT